TCCAGCAGCTTCATCTGTGCCGGTGTTAGTTTAGGGAACAGCCAAGCGTCACGCGCCGTGCGCTGTGTCGCCTTGGTCATGGCACCGCCGGTCAGTATGCTGATCTGCTCGTTGGCGTCAGCTGCGACCTCGTGAGTGTACGCCAGCGCAGCCTCACAGAACTCAACGTCAATCGGCAGACCCCGGTCGTTGATCTCACAGGTGATATCGTACTCGTACCACTCATCGTCGGTCAGCGGCCGCAGACACTTCACCGCCGCGCGCATGACCTCCACATCTGTTATGTTATAACATTTCATTATCTCAGCATCTCCGGGTTTGAACTCCTTGAGATGACCGGGAGCGCAGTATTCGCGGATCAACCGCGAGCCAGCGGGGTTCTTACTGAAGGGCAACCCCAGACCGGTCGCGAGGGCGTCAAGCCCACCCGCGTAGCCGTTGGTCAATCCCTGGATCATGGAGCAGCGCCACTGCTCCAGCTTGGGGGTTGTGAAGCCGTAGCCGGGGGCGATGACAAACGCGAACAGGTGTCGCTCAAAATCCGCGTTATGGGCTGTGACCAGACCACCGGACCTGAAGTGTTCAATAACTATTTGCGGGAAGGGTTCATGCGCCCACCAGAAGCGGACCTCGGCATCGCCAACTGCATAAGCCATGCTGATGACTTGCGTCGTCGGGTCTTCCGCATAGCGGCGCAGACCGTGGAAGATCAGGTCGCACTCCGAGCGTGTTTCGATGTCAAGATAAAGCATCAACCTTCACCTAAAAAAGCGAGGGGGTGGGGTGAGAAAGGGTTAATAAAACACCCCACCCCCTCTGGCCGCGCGGAGGGAGTTACGCTGCGGCTTTTTTCTGGCGGCGCTGCCGCTTTTTAGGTTCTTCAGCTTCAGTCGCTGTTTCAGAGCCAGCCTCGACCGGTGCCTCGATCTGTTCAGCCGGTGCCGCTTCCGCAGCCCCGTCTTCATTGTGCCATGAGACAACCTCGAACACAGGGTTGTAGACCAGCTTACCACCACGCTTTTTATTCGAGTAGGACTCACTGGTCAGCTTGACCAACGGGTAGAGGTAAACAGAACCGGTTGCCGCGTGAGCCTTGATCTCACCCAACAACACGTCAATACCTTTCCGCCCACCGAAGGAGTTGGTGTCGAACGAGAGTTGCGTCCCGTCGTCGAACAGCGCGCCACCGAAGGACCGCGCCTCGGACGCATAGTCCTCACCGATTGGCGGCAACTCAGGCGGCAGGGGTTGGTTGAAAGGTACGAAGGTTTTCTTCGGCCTTCCGGCCGACCAGAGTACCCAACCGTGAGCAATCGACTGCGTGTTAACCAACACCTCGTCGTCGGTCACGATATCGGAGTCGATACCCAGCAACCATTCGCCGGTCTCGAAATCCATCTTGAGGAAGTTACCACCACCACCACCGGTCGCGGAGATGACTTGACTTTGACCAAGCGCGGTTGCGAGGTCGCTGGGGTTCATTACTGAGGGAAAGTTCGTAGTCATTTTTCCTATTCCTTGTCCTATTCCAAATTCTCGCCGAACATCATGCTCTACGAGGTCGTAACCCGCCGACGCCTTCAACCCCTCAAGACACTCGTCTTGGTCAGTTATAGAGTAGTCGAGCAGGTGTGCTTGACTCCAAAACATGGCGCGCAGTTGCTTTTGTTTGGAGCCATTCATTTCATCAAGTCCTTGAGGTGACCTTGCACATCTGACGCCAGCACAGCATCGCTAGGATGATCTGCCGGTGCTAATGTGGTGCCGGAACTCTCGGACACGATGAAATCTGTGAGGTCGAAATTGGCCTTTTGTTTCTTTAATAATTTCTCCATTTGTGGAGGCGTTAAGAGGGTTCTTGAGTAGAGTAGGTCTACAGGCATCTCACCAGCAAGCTCGACAGCCACGTTGTCTTCATCGCGCCACCGCCTAGTCGCTCGCTTGTCGATGATCTTCCAACCGCTGATCGCCACACCGCGTGTCAGTTGGAGGTACAACTCCTCCTTCGCGCGCTTGAGCCATGTCTCGACCTCTTCCACCATATCGGCAGACGCCTGAAGTTCATCGCGTGTCTTCGTACCCAACAGGTTCGTCGCCATAACACTAACGCGCTTCTCTTCACAGTAGGGTGCGGCGGGACACCAGTTACAATGTTTTCCTGGGTGGATGTGGTTCGAGTCCAGCGCCTTCTTGTAACGCTTCTCGAACTTATTGAGCCACTTGAGGTCGGTCTCCCAGACCGAAACAGTACCCTTCGACCGGGGTTGGTTAATAGAGAACACGAGGCGCTCCACCTTCTTAAACATGTCGGCGGTCGATTTATCAACGCGAGCCGCGATTGTATACACGCCGTGCTGCGCGCTCTCTATTGGTGACACCGCGACCTGACCGAACTTCTTGTCGTCCACAAGCAGCGTCTTACCGTCACCCGACAGACCCAACAAGTCAATCGAGCCACCACTCAGGCCGGGGATGAATTGCACAAAAGGCTCAACGATGAACTCTTGTATGTCGTACTTGTCGAGCAACACCTCTTGCGCTGCGAACGCGATCTCGACCTGCGCCAGATCGTCGTCACCGTCACCGAAAACATGCTTGAAGCCGTCTTCCTCATACAGATGACCAAGGAGGTCAGCCGGTACCCGGTTGTCGCGGGTGCAGATTTCCATGATCTCGTGTTTCATGGAACCGTCCCGCGCGGCCGGTCCAGCGGGACGTTTGGGGATGTCCTTGCACTTCTCCTGATGTCCAGGACAACCGAATGTGCGGTTGGCGTTCGAGCCGCCGTTGGGGAGATGGATCATTCTCCAACCCCCGCTTCTAAATGTGATGGCGGCATGCCGTCCACGAGGTTACTCCGCACCCAGTAGATACCGCGCGCGTTGACGACCCACACCTTAACGTCAGTGTGCCCGTGCGCCCACCACCTGTTCTGGATACGTTTGGCGAGCGCGTTTGAGCCAGCAAAGGTGCAGTGGTCGGACTTGACGTACTTACCCTTGTTGCGCCCAGCGGCGATAGGAACGACGTTGTCTGTCATCTCCATCGGATCGGTTGTGGTTGTCATTTGCTTACCCTTTCTTAATTTACTGTTGGTTCTTTAATACAAATGCTGCCACCTCGTCAAGCGTTTTTGTTGTGATGTCTTTTCCGCTCCGCAAGCGGTCAACGAAATTAGGGTCGCCCGCAATGGCCCGCCCCACGGCTGACTTCGCCAGACCCTTGTCTGCCATCACCCGCTCCAGTGCCTTTAAGGCGTTGTCTCTAGTGGTCATGTTTTTTCTCCTTGCAAAAATATTTATATGATACTACCATCGTCGTCCAAGTCAACTGTATCGGACTTCAGTGTTAACCAAAACCCGTGGCCTCGGTCATTAGCGCTCCCACTGAAGTTTCTCACCCGCAACGGGGGGACGGGTCGATAGAATCCCCCCACTTAATTTGAAAGGGAAGAGAAGATGACCGGTTTAAACACAACGCTCCACGTAATAGGCGACCGCATAGAGTACAACGGACAGGTCGTCGGTCGTGTCGTTTGTACGGAAGGCACCGTGCGTCAGGCGTTCATCCAACACCTGTTGAGCGACTATAATATGGGTTACGCGAAAGGGTTGCGGGTCGGCTATGACGCCGGTCACCGTGACGGTGAAGCTGGTGAAGAGGTCGTCGTCGGATGAACAACCTCATCAAGTTCAACAAGGCGCTCCACGAAGTCACGCAAGACCGCGCGAAGGTCTACGGTCATCCCGCCGACATGTTCGCAAGGGTGGCACTCATCACTCAGGCGGTTGAGAGTTGTCCCGACGAGCGGGTCCGTCACGCGCTGGTGATGATCGGCGTCAAGATGGCGCGGCTCGTACAATCGCCAGACCACCTCGACAGTGTGATCGACATTGCGGGGTACGCTCGCACCATTGCGATGATAAATGATCGTAAGATGGGAGACCCGAAATGACTGTATGGACAGAAAAACAGGTTGATATACTTTGCCAGGAGGACGCCCTATTCCCCCGCAAACCCATGAAAGTCATAGCCGAGATGATCGGGCGAACCTCGACCGAGTGTACCTCGAAGCTGCAATCGCTAATTCTCAAGACCAACACGCCGGTCTTCACCCCCGTCAACCGTGAGTGTCTCTACTGCGAGAAACCGTTCGTGGCTGACGGGTTGTTCATCCGTTTGTGCAAAAGATGTAAAGAGAGGAGATGTTAATGAAACATCTAGCAGTTGTTCTACTCTTGCTGACGCAGGGGTGCGCTCTGGCGTTGCCCGCGATTGGTGCTGCCGGTGGCGCGGGCAGCTTTGCCTTCAACAAGCACGAGCACGAGAATTACGAGAAGGTCATCGCTGATCTTGAGCGCAGAATTGAGTGGTTGGAGATGGTCAATGTTGAAAGGGATTAGTTTAGTCGCAGTGGGTGTGGTGTTCCTCGCCCTGGTCTATTTTGGGTCGGTGATGTTTAAACACCTCGCGGATGTGCCGGTGATGAAGGCCGTCAAAGAGCCGGTAGCCAAGGAGACCGTCATCAACTGTGTCGATCAAGGTCGGCGTATCGTGTGGTGTTCTGATGTGAAGACCGGTTGCCAGTATTATATTGTCTCAGGTCGTATGCTCCCGCGTTTGGGAACCTCCGGCAAACCTTACTGCCTGGTCAAAAACTTACGATAAGGAGACGGGCGATGTTGCCGAGCGAATATGTGCGGGGGTTATCGCGGGCGGGTTGGTGGGTTTTTAATTTAGTGTTCGGCTAGACGGTAAGAAACAACGCCCGCTCTACACCACGTCGTCTGACCAACCCCGGAAGGATGCGCCCGCCAGCGCGTCGCCACTTGGGGAACTCATCTGCGGCCTTTTCATACTCATTTCGGTTGATCAAGCGCCTTAATGTGGATGCTTGGAAGTTTCCTGACCCGATATTATAGACAAGGCTCACCAGGGCCGAAAACTGGTTGCTGGTGAGTTTAGCGGTGACTAGGTATGCAACCTGCCGCTCTACATGCCGGACCTCCCTTGACAGCAATCGTCCGGCCTCGATTTTCGAGATCGACAGGTGATTCATCGTGACCCGGCGACCGTCGCTACCCCAGAGGCTTCCCCAACCCAAAGTGGGGATCCCTACAGGATCGAGGTATGGCTCAAGCCCAGGTGTGCTAGGATCACCATCAACCAGACCTTCAAAGTCTTTTATGATTGACAGCCCTGCTGCGTTAAGGATCATTTTTTACGAAAAAGTCTTCCGCCAAACCAAAAACTAAGGATGGTCGCGAACAAGGCGCGGTTCTCTTCACCCCACGCAGCTTGCAGCGCCGACAGTATGGTTTCGAGGTTGACCGTACCGGCTGTCTTCAACACCAACACAAAGCTGGTGATCTCGACGGCCATGAACAGAGCCATAAACAGATAGGTGATGATCGGTCGAACGCTGGCGCGCAACCCGTCGATAAACTTACCACCCTTCAACGCGGCGTCATGCTCGTGTATCGTCTCGACCTCGCGGATCGAGGCGTCGATAGCGGTCATCTCCATCTGGTTGGAGTGGACCTTCTCAAGCATCGCCAGTTCGTGGGTGTTGTCTTGCTTATTCTGGAAGTAGTCCATCACCTTCGGAAGGAAGGAGGTGAACAACCCCAGCGCAGAACCCAGTAGTGTCAGCATGTCATGCGATCCAGATTACGATTGCGCCGAAGGCAAAACCGGCGCTAAAGATTAGCGCGAGCATCGACCACACTGCGATGTCCTGTTTGACGTTGGCGTATACGTTGGCCGCGCGACCCATAAATATCTTGAGATATTTCATCAGATGTCTCCTATTCTAATGCGGGGTGATTATATAGCTGCACAACCCCTAAGTAAACTATATCAGCATGTCCGGGTTAACTATGTGACGGGCGACCTCGCCGTGGTCCTTATGCAACACAACCGCCTTCATATCCCGCGCTGCCCTGTAACCGCTTTCGTTATGCCATGCGTCGCCCGGGGCTAGTACCCGGAACGATTCAACTCTGCACCCTGTGTGATCTACAACACGGTCGTGGTGTATGTGTCCAGTCCACCAGTAGCGGTGTGTGGTGGCGCCCCAATCCTCCGGTCGGTCTGCGGCCATTATTAATGGTAGTCGGTCGCCTAGCTTGGTTCCCCTGCCCCCAATTCGGACAGTATCGCCGTGGTGCGTCCCGATAAATACAGACCCAAACCGGAGGTAATGGAAATGTCCCGGCGCATCATCAACAATAACACGCGGTTCATTTTCATAAACATTATACAAGCATTCGCGTAGGAATACTGAACTCGCAACGTCGTGGTTGCCAGCCTCAACAATAACATTCACCGTCTTGTGCTTGTCCAGCGCCCGCTCGATCAGATACCGCATTGACCGGATGGCAACCCGCACCAGTTTTGGAAACCGTGTATCGCTATCGAGCGCATTGTTGGATTTAGGCGTGGCGACGCTGTAAGAATCGTAGTGCATATAATCGCCCAGGAAGGCTATCAATGCTGTCTCGGCGGGGGGCGCGGTTTTAACTAAATGATCCATTGCGCCGATTAATGTTTTCTCGCCTAAGTCTATGTCCCAATCCGCGCCAGTCTCTGGCTTCCAACTCAGCATTCCGAGGTGGTGATCGCCCACCGGGTACGCTGCCAGCAAATCGGAAATGTAGTCTTTGCCTGTTGCCTTGCGAGGCTTGGCCCTTGGGACCATATCAGCAAATCCAGCAATCGCAGCATCAATAGCTTGGTCTTGTTGTTCCTGATCCTGTCCTGTTTTAACCCATTGCATGACCTGATCGCCATCAGCATCATATAGCGTGGATGTGCCTCTGATGTGGTAGCCTTCGGGTGTGGTCTTTATGACCCCCTCTTCGGGGGCGTACCCACGCAGCGCGGCCTTCTTCTTAACAGCACTCCACGCTTGAGAAATTGAGTTCCTGCGTACACCCAATGCCTTGCCAGCGGAGCGCTCCGACCCGTGGGTCTCCCATGCTTGCAAATAACTCCATTGTAAAGGTGTAGAATAACGCTCTAGTTCAGGGTCAAGCACAAAAGCCATAGTGACTACCTGCTCGTAGTTTCAGAAACTCGTCTTTTTCTCCGGTCCTACCGACTGCCAAGCGTCACCGCCTGTCAACACGCAAGAATCGCCTTCTGGATCGCTGGTTATCAGGAGCGTCCAAGACCCTTTGGGACTGACAAAAAACTCTGTCATTGCACCACCTTCTGTAACACCACGTCCAATACGCACCTCTTTGTGCAGCCCTGTGATAGCGTCAAGAATTTCTTGATAGGGGCCGCAAGTGACCTGAAGTGGGGCAACCGTCAAATACGGTTCAGCCTTAACTGACATCACCATTAGACAGAGTGCGGCTGTAACGAAAAGGGTTTTCCAGCCCATGGTCATAAACATTAGGGTCTACCTCCTCTCCTCAAGGATTCGGTCTAATTTCAACCACGGCACCTCTTTTTAAGCGCCGCTGTCGTCGGTCCCCACTAGGTTCTTTCTGTTTTTCCACTTGTGGATTTCATTCATCGCGCGGAAGACAGCCCACACAGCAGTTGCCAGTGCAGCCACCCACGTTATAACACCTGCGAGCACGCCTATGGTGACACCAGCCGCGACGTAATCAATGGCATTCATTAGGGGTTCCAAGCCGATCCCTTGTGTCTGTTCTTGAGGTGGGATCATTATAGCCACACCTTTGTCAACCACACCATTGTGGTAATCTTTTGGGGGTTGGGTTCTTTACAATCTTTCATTAGACCTGTATCTCTGATATACGTAACGAACTAACACCAACTCCACCAAAAACGCGAGTTCCTGCCACGGCCCCATTCCATCCAATATTCCCTGCAGCAGAGTTACCAAACCCTAGTTTATACGTCCTTGCTGTTGTGCTTCCGGCGCTCTCTTTGTATACTAGAGATAATTGGTGTATCACATTCGCTGCAGAATTATAGTCAGCAGTCGCTGCCGTAGCACCCGTTTCCGCGTCAGTAAATAAACACAACACCCCGTATCCTGCGGTGTGGCTCACCCAAACCCCTGCTTCCACCAATATGATATTAGAAGCATTAGTGGGTGTGAAGGCGGTATCGAAATCCACATTAACGGGACACTCACTAAGCTGCGGAATTGAGTCATCTACAACGGCGCTGCCAGAAGCCACTTGCCTAGCTGCTAAAACCTGCGTGTGGGTAGTTTGAATGATTGAACCGGCTGGTTTGTTTGTCCGCCAGCACTCATACCAATCAGCGCCATCCCGAACGAGGCACAGCCGGTGGTCTCCTGACATGATTAAATCTGCATTGTCAGCTAAATGTATCTGACCGGCAGCGCCACCAGCGTCGTTGATGGTGATGGTGTCACCCGTGTCCACCGACAGTATGATGATGCTGTCGTCCGACAGGCTGGTCGTGACGATCTGATCTAATATATCCGCTGTTCCGCTTTGCGCTGCTAGTACAATGTTTGAACGTGTGGGGGTAACGGCACCGGACGAGATGGTGAATATCTTCTCAGTCAGAGCAATCGTCCCCCCTAACACGTTCTGTGTGTCATCGGTCTTCTCTACATACGCCTTGGAGAGAACGTCGGGTGTTGCTTTTGTCAGTGCCATGTCTAAACGCCTTTACTTTTTAGCTGATATCTTCTCGGCCTCTTCAAGCGCCGGAACTTCAACCGGAGCCGGTTGCGCCAAGCCCGCCTCGACCATCAACGCGTTGGTGATGATCTGATAAGCCTGTATCTCTGACGCCTGTAGCGTGGCGCGTTGTAGAAACTGAAGAGCGCCTTTTGCGATTTCTTGATCCATGTTATCTTCCCTTCGGCTAGTTAAGTTTTTCTGCTTCGATGGCGGCTAACTCAGCTAGTCTTGCTGCTTCTTGTGCTGCAATTTCGTTCAGTCGGGCTTGTTCCTCCGCAGCTTTTGCAGCTTTCTCAGCAATGTAAGCATCTTTCAACTCCTCTGGAATTGCAGCATGTAAGGCTTTGGTCATGCTTCGGCTATCAACCACTACGCCAGCATCACTACCATCATCTAGTGTAGCTGTTCCGTCTGGTGCAATGTACTTATACCGAGTAACTGACCCACCGTAAGGCTTAGTTCCGTCCATCGCTTGTGATACAACATGTTCAATGATCGTCCCATCAGCAGTTATTTCACTACGAACGACCTTCTCTGTTTTAGTAAGTGCCATGTCTTATTCTCCGTCTAAAACTGCCATCGCAGACCGCAGTATTGCGATCTGGTCTTGTATTGATTGAAGCGTGGCGAGTGAGGCAGAATTGCCGGTAACCGCTTCTCGCATCAGGCGCAAAGTTTGCTGTGTTTC